CTTTCCAAGTGCTTTAGGTGTAACTCCATCCTTACAAACGAGCAATTTACCATTGTCTATATGTACGTTATCAAATTGAAAATTAGCCATTAGATGTCCTCCACATTGCAACTAAATTTTTTAGGGTGTTCAGAGATTGAGACGGCAGAGATGCCCTTAAAAAATTGTGTAATAAAATTACATTGATTTGTTTTAAGTGCAAAGAAAGCAGTCGCTTGAACTTTTGCTTCATTCGTTACTTCAACAACCATATCATGAGACGTTACCTCAAGCATTCTTTGAGCATCTAAATGGATGTTTCCATAATTTTTATCACAACTCCTTGAAATCAGTTCAATGCTATCTGCCATCAATTTTATTCTACCATTCTCTGCGCTTATAATTATATCACCATTTTGTTGAAGGACTTGAAAACCAATATTATCTGGTAATTTTTCTCCCTTCTTTCCCTCTATATCTGAACCACCTTCAATCGATATTCTTCCGGGTGTCTCTAAAGTAAAACCACCTTTATTTTTTCCCGATGAAGTGTAACTAAAAAATTGTCTTGCATCGCTACATTCAAGATGATAATCCTCTCTACCAGTATTTGTCGCATTCGCACGACCTGATCTCATCGTAGCGTATCCGAATATTTGTTCTCTGCAGTAAGGATTTTGTGGTTTTGACATATTATACTTTTTGGTATTTAGTAACCATAACCACCGCCTCCACCACCAGTGCTAGGTGGTGTATAAGGTGTTGGATCTGGTGCAGGTGAGGGTGTTGGTGTTGGAGCGACACTTGGTGATGGTGCAGGTGTTGAATCTGGTGCTGCGGTTGGTGGTGTTGGGGCAACTCTTGTAGTTTCTGGCTCAGCAGTGATTGTTTGAGTTGTTGGAGTGGTTGAAGTTTGTATATCCTCTTCAACACGATTTACTCTTGCAACAGGAACATTTACTCCACTGATACTTGCTTCCCTTGTCTCAAATACCCTTATGTTTGTTCCACCTTGAGCAGATGTTCCAGCAAATTTTACTCCATTTACAAAATAAACATTACCATAATACTCTTTACCATTTACAAAACCATTTACGTTTAATCCTACAAGGTCAAAAACTTGAACGATATCTGTAACAACTTCAACTTCGAGTGGATCTCTTTCAATACTAAACACAGGTATGAACTCTGCATTAAGTCCTGTTTTAGTTTTCATTCTAATGTTAGGTAAAGATGTAAAATTACCAGATCGCAAAATATCAACTGATCTTATTCTTCCAAACGGATCGCAATTATATGCTAGTTGAGTTCCGTTTGCCGGTTCAACTACTAATTCATCAACACCACAATTATAGTTGATTCCTGAATTTGTGACTCTTACTTCTGATATTTTTACAAGTGATGGGTATTGGGGGACAGATGATTTTGGTGCCAAGTATCCAGATCCTGTGCTTAAAACAATTACATTAACCACAGATCCATTTAGAATCTCAGCGATCAATCTTGCACCATCACCATTTTGACATGGATCAATTACATCAATATTTGGTGGTGTAGAGTAACCAAATCCACCGTTAACAATATCAACAGCAATCAACTGTCCTTCACTATCAATAACAGGATTTGCTTCCGCACCAATACCATTGCCTCCATAGAATACTATGTCCGGTGGGCCGCATGGCACTGGAGCAATATTACATGGATCTTTTCTTGTGAGGTCATCACCTGTAAGATTATTAACCTCATCAATATTCAAGTATTTTATTTTTTTATCTCCATCAATAAAAATAAAAGTGGTGTTTGGAAATTTTTCTTCAATAAAATTTGCATCAGGAACAGACAGATTTTTAACGTAACCCTCAGTCTCGCTAATATAACCTACTCTTATATTTGAATTTGAAATTGGTGATAATGTCATATCTAATTCATCGTTTCGTTAATTATTTTTTTTATTTCAAGAAATGTTTTATTATAATCGTCATCTCCCGGTTTAAAAGTTTTTCCATTATATTCAAAATTTCTTCCAGTCCCACCATATACTTTTTCGTATATAACCTCGTTGTATTCTCTTTTGAAGTTCAATAACTGAGCATTATCTCCTTGATAGTCATCTAGTCGTGAGAGTAATTCATAACCACGTTCTTCACTCACAACAAACTCCTTTGTATTGACAACTGCATCTGTGGGTATGTCATAAAAACCTCTGATATTGCCACTTCTTGCCCTATATTCACTAAAAGATAGAGGTGGTTTGTTAAAAGTAGGAGTTTCAACTGGTTCTATTTTTTCTTCAACGTTACCAGTTCTATTTCTAAACTCACTGAATGATTCAGGAAGAGGCTGAGTGTTTGCTGCAACACTTTCAAGTGTGACATTAGAGGTATCATTAGATGTATCACTAAGAATCGGGAATCTCTCTTCACCATTAGACATTTCATACTGCCTTAACTCAAATTTTATTTTTTCATCTACGTTCACTCCCTCAACATTTGTACCAATGGGTGCATTTAAGATTCGGTTTTTCTGTCCCTCAGTAAGATTATCAAAAACTGATTTATTTGATGGACTTACTTTATCGTTTAATTCCTTTGACACATTTGCAGCATTTATTTCGTCTTTTTCAGATTCACCACCACCATCTAAAGTTGTCGCGTCATTCTCTGAACAAGATGGTTTTGGTATACATTCAGAAAAAGCACTGATTACAGATACAAAAGACATCGCTAATGCCACATCAAAATTTGTTGGATCAAGAGCACCAAATCCAGATAATTTATTCAATGATCCACTCAAATTTGCTAGAGGCCCACCTAAAGCACCAAGTGGTAATAATGATCCAACACTTAAATCACTCAAACTATTTAATTTACCTAGTGCTCCACTTACTCCTTGTCCTAAGTCTGTTATTGATCCAAGAAGGCCTCTACCACCTGATGATCCATCAAGAGTGCTTGATCCAACTGAACCCACTGTAGTTTCTTGAGTTTGATTCATTGTTTCAAACATGGTGCCTAGAGTATCTGCCATAATTTCGGATACAAACTCCTCTGTTTCACAGGGATTACTTGGATAATAATACCCATCCGGAGCAACTGGTGGAATTAAAT